TGTTACCAACAAACTTACGGGACAAGTGGGTGCTCCCTCTTACAAACTCAAACCAGATCTGGTAGAGAGATTCAAGACGGAAGTTCTTGGTGAGAAGTGGCATACTGAAACTGACACTATCGAGTACATCGTCCTCTATAATGATGGTACAGCAAATGTACAGAGAAGAAAGCAGAAGTATAACTTCGCCACAAAAGAGAGTTACTTCCAATCTTATGTGTTTAAAGCATTCACAGTAGATGATGTTGTCGAGCTAAAGAATAATCTTGAGGCATTCCTAGAGGCACAACGAATTGTTAATCAATTCCAGATTAATGATAAGATTACTTCCATCTCTCAAGAGCATGCTTTCTGGGATTCTACTCTATCAAAGAGAATCGCTGAAAAGCAAAACATGCTAAATGCAACTGATTGGCGTGTATTGCCTGATGTCACTGACAACTATCCTGGAGAGAAAGACAACTGGATCAAATGGAGAGCAAACGTTAGAAACTCTGGTAAAGAATACTTTTCTTGGGATTCTATTCAAGCAATGGGTATGGAAAACTTTGACATTGAGTGGTTTAAGGGTATTGATGAAATCAAGTGGCCAATGGATCCAAAGATGTTCGCCACGCAGTTTCCAGATAGAGTCAACGATGATAAGAGTTTGACTGGATATCTAGACACAGATGATTGCTTTGTGAAGAGAGACACTGATGCATCAACAGACTTGATCTTGAGTAGAATCACTAACATCAGTGAACTATCTGCTAAATGGAATAAGTCACGACGTGTTGTTGCTGATCTGACCAAAGAAATCATGCAGATGATGAGATGTGAGGAGTTTGTTGAAAACGGTATCGATTACACTACATTATACACACAGGAAGAGATAGATGCTTTGGGAGAAGAGTGACATTATACCTAATGAAATCATTGATTACATTGGTAAAGATTGGAGTGAAGAGTGGTTCCACAGTGGAAACAATACTAACCCAGAAAAGATAAAAAAGAATATGCAGATGGACGAGAACAATATCTGGTTAAACTATTGTTCTGCGGTAAAACCATATATCATGAAAAGTAAAATCCTGAACAATATATTTCTCGCCACTAAACACTCTGTGCCTCTATTCTCTTGGTATAAAGAGGGAGATGAGTATGGATACCACAATGATAACTATCCTATCAGGAAGTTATATCCGAACTTAAACTATACTGTCTATCTTAATGATGACTTTGAAGGTGGTGAGTTGATTATCAAGGTAGGAAATGTTGAGGTGGTTACTAAACCAGAGAAGGGTAAGTTTATTATCTACGACTCCAACTTACAGCATAGAGTTGCACCTGTCACAAAAGGTGAGCGTAAAGTTATGCTAGGGTGGATGGAGACAGAGATCAAAGATAGTTTTCATCGCAATTTTTGTATTGATTATTCTCTGACGTGTAATGATATCTTGAGAGATCTGTGCCCACTTTATGATAATAACGAGGAAGATCTAGAGTTTATCGCAATTGGAAAAAGACTGAATAATTTTAGATATCAAATGTTACGTGAGTATGGACGATCTGATTAAGTATGAAGACTGGTTGACTCCTGAAGAGAATGATATCCTACAACCAAAGATAGTCAACTGGAACTATGGATCTGGGTCACTTAATGATCAGGATCCTCGTAGGATGTACATGACTCCATTTTGGTATATTGACTTCAGCAAGGATCCATTCTTCTACGACTATCTTCTAAATAAGATAAGACAAACTGTAGGAGATGACTCTTTAAAACTAGAACGTGTGTATGCCAATGGTGCCACATATGGTCAACCTGGAACCCTCCATCAAGACTCATATGAGGAGAATGGCAGAACATTTCTATTCTATGCTAACATGAAGTGGAATGAAAACTGGAGTGGTGGTACACAATTCTATGATGGTGATGGGATGCTAACTGTTGTCTTCCCAAGACCTAACAGAGCAGTGTATTTCCCTGGTTCTGTATACCACTCATCAACAGAAGTAAATAGAGCGTACAAAGGTTTGAGAGTCACAATCGCATGGAAATTATCTAAATGATTAACCAGAACTATCAAATTTATGATCTCTCTACCAGTATTGGTAGGCATGTTGCCCTGCGTGGTGTACCTATGATCTACATCAGAGCATATGGTTGGAACAATACTGACGATGTAGCAAAGATCAATGAGTCTAGAGAGATTTACAAAGGCATTCTGCCATTGGATCTGTGGACTCAAATGGATCTGTCTGAATATAATCTAATTGAGTTAGAGTCATTGGATGGTGTTGTAGACTTCTTGGAGGATAGTTTCCCAGAGTCTCAAGCAACGTGTACTGAACCATCACAATATATTTTCTATGCATTATACAATGAGCTAGGACAAATTATCGAATCAAACGAATGATATTTTCTGATCGCTACACTGAAGTAGAGAAGTATAGTATCTTCCGTCAAGAACATATCTGTTCTTCTGCAACCATGCCGTGGTTGTATACTGGTTTGGTGCAAGAGAGATATGAACCAGAATTGTCTAGTCCTGTCAAGGAAAGACTCAATGCTGCTCTGGACTTTACTCCTTTCCTGAAAGAATATCACGAACCTGCTAGAAATGAGTTGAAGAAACTCACTGTTGATTACAATGGTGACACACATCTTGGATACACTAGTAGGTTTATAAGACCTGTAGGAGACTTGGGGTTAAACTATTTCAACAGCAGCATAAAGTATTTCAAAGAGCAAACCAGATCTACTCATCTAATCAAACAATATAATGAGATGTATGAGAGTATTGGTAGTTCTGCCGCTGATTTGCGTCCCACATTTGTAGGATTTAAGCACGATGTTGAGGGTGTACCTACTCATCTTGGTATTCATTGTACTTCATTACTAGATCTATCAGCACATGGAGATGCTGTTAAGATGGAATCATACTTGTTTGGATTGAAGAATTGGTCTAAACCTGATTATTTCTTTGGAGAAGAAAGTCTAAACATTGTGATTGGATGTGCATATACAGAGTGGGTCAGCGAATTTAGAGGTAGATTTAATCCATTCACAATCAAAACTAGAATTGATAAGAAGATCCACGTTGGTTATGATCAGGTCTCGGACAAACATATTGAGGCATTGATCCGCGCAGAGTTATTGACTGTAGATCAAGCAAAGTACGTGTACTCATTGCTGCCAGGAATGGATGATGAGACTACACCACTTGTAAGAGGTGAAGATATATTTGGCAACCAGAGATATCTTCATCCTTGGCAGTATATGTTAGACTTTGAGTATATCTACAAGGATGGTACTCTCGATGACATTATTGTGTACAGATTCAAGTATAAAGAGTTCAAGGAGATCGAGGTTCTGAATCCAGACGTTGCGGCTGCCACATAGGGTTGACAGGACTGGCAGCATGGTGTATGATTAATCAGTTGATCACCACCTACATAATGCAAGGTTCATTGCCCGACCGTTCTGCGCTCAACATCCATGATGCTGCATGCCTCGCTCCTTTCTTTCGTGCTCAAGCACCTCACAGTGCCATTCCAACACGTCAGGAACTACGTGCCCGTGGTTTGCAGTCTAAAAAGCGTGAGGACTCTCTCAAGAACGTCTGTGACACTTATAATGCTGTCTACCCTGGTAGTCTTGACTTCAGTGTAATCGAGCAGTCACGCAAGCGTAAAGCAGAAGAGGCAAAAGCAGAGAAGGAGGCAGCATGTACGAAGAGCTAAACTCATTTGAGGAAGCACTCAAACACTTTGGTACAAGAGTTGAATACACTATTGCCATGGAAATGTCAAGACGTATCACTCCTGAAGATGCTTATCAGATGATTAAAGATGAACTCAAAGAAGTAAAAAAGTGTCGTAAACTATTCAATAAGGAGCAATGCTAATGTCACAACCACGCCAACGCGATCCTAACGATCCACTCTATGATCCTAATGATAAGTGGAATGAATACAAGGTAGATCTACACTGTAACGAGACACATTCTCCCGATGAGTGGGATCCAAAGACAGAAGGTAAGATTGCTGATCCCTCAACACGTCATCAAGACAAAGTATTAGATAAGTTCTGTGATGATCACCCTGGTTCCCCTATGTGTAAGGTATTCGACGAATGAACGACGATAAACAAAGAAAACGTATTGATGCATTTCATCTATTCTATGAGTCTGTATTAAAACCAGACCATGTATTGCGACAGGCAGCACATGAGCAACTATGCTACAATGAGTTGATGGAATGGCGTGGTGATATTATTAGGTATCTCGATGAGCGACGAAACACCGAAATCTGAAATAGAAAATCCTACAGTGCCACTAGTCTTGAGTCTAGTGGCATGTTTTTTGTTTGTGATTAGTATTATTATCGCTGGATATATTCATGGTAACATGCATATTGAAGCAGTATATCAATCTCTCAATAAATGAACTTTGAATCGCTATATACCAAAGTTTAATAGAACTTGCTATGACAAAGCATGACTTGTTAATTGACTCTATCAACATCAAACTGCATGAGGTGTTTAATATGGGTCGTACACTAGATGATAGTGACTGGGATGATGATGCAGCATCACAAATCTCTCAACATATTTTAGATATTGTTGATGAGTATCAACAACAAAGGAGAACAAATAGTTATGGACAATGGCGAGCATCTGACTGAACAACAGAAGAATGATCTGTCTGTATGTAAGGAGAGAGGACTACCTGATCACGCAGAACTGATCGATGATGTATTCTACATCTGGGAGACTAGGTTTGGTTTGTTCTCTACGATGACTAAACAAGGACGTGCAATGCTCACTGGTGCGACTAGAGATGGTGTGATCACGATGACACATTGGCACCTCAAGTGTGAACAAGATGGTACACTAGAGAAATATACAAGAGTAGTTGGTTCCGCTATTGTTGGTGGTAAGTTATGATAAATGAGAAGTTGGTGTATCATGTACCTGTATTCTCAACTCCATTATTATTCAGTAGATTCAAGAAACACGGTACACACGAGTTTCCTGACATTCCTAAAACCGATAGAAAACCAAAAGGATGGATTCTACCAGTCAATACATCATTCCCTGGACAGGTAGAAGAGAATGTCAATGATCCTTACATGTCAATGGAGTTGCTTGCTTCGGTACACAATGACATACTAGCACATTGTAAAGAGATGATGGTTGCAATCGATGCACCACCAGATATATCATTGACACAATTCTGGTATAATGCATACTATGAAGGGCAGGGACAAGAGATACACAATCACCTGTCACCTTACAACATCAATCCATTTTGGTCTGGTATTTACTTCGCAAAGAATTGCTGTCGTGGACAGTTACAGTTCACAAACATGGAACGTGGGATGAGAACACAACCACCATGGCCACATCAGGACTCTAAAATCAAGGGATACTATCAAGATTCATTCATGGTGGGTGCAGAAGATGGAAACATTGTGTTATTCCCACCATTTCTCAATCACCATGTTAAAGTGGGTATTGAAAACAGACACAAGATGAGACTGACATTCAGTTTCAACATCCGTATCAACAGGGAGGCATACCTGGGCGATGAACATCTTCGTAACGAGCAAGTATCCAGCTGAATGTGCTACTTGCCTACCTGACAAACATATTGTCAAGATGCCACTAGAGTGCTGTCAAATGCTCTCTATTGTTGCATCAGATTGGTATCATAGTTATGGTACACTACCAAAGATGGATGGCACACCATATAAAACTGCCAAGGGTGCTTTTCGTAATCATCCATGCACAGTGTGGGCAGCAGAGTCTATTCACAACTCGTGGTGGTTGATACAATGGGGCATTAGTTTGTGTGGTGAGTATACACTACGCTTCAATAAGCAACATTCATGCTATAATACATTGTCTCATGCATATTATATGTTCCCACAGGGCAGTATTGATACTGTCACACCATTTGTGAGAGCAATGCCTGATGTCTACAAGCATAACACTAGCATAGATACATTCACAGCATACAAGTGGTACATAGCATCCAAACCATGGGTGCGTGATAACTACAGACGTATACCAGAACGCAAACCAAATTGGATTTAACAATGGCATTATCAAAATCAGTAGAAGAATCAATTGACGAGGCGAGTGCATCATTGCGTAATGCATTAGCATTCGCTGCGCGACAAGAACGTCCCATGGTCTGTAATGCTATCAGTGAGATTATTGTCAAACTTGAATCACTTAAAGATATTGACAGTCTGATGGATAAACTAGAGAACAGACAACCTGGTGATCGTGGTACATGGGGACCGATGTTTGAATGAACTTCATAGGATTAAGACTCTGTGAGCATGACACTAACATCACATACACAGATGGTGTTAAGGTCAGATATTATAAGTCAGAGCGTGATTTACAATCTAAACACCATGGTCACAACAGTCTTAATCTGTGGACTAGTGTATTAAAGCGATGGGGTGTCACCAAGGTGGACGCTATCGCTATTGTCATGGATACACATAAGCATCCATTCATCAAGACTGATTGTAGCAAACTATTTGAGATTCTTGATGTCCCTATGTTTAAAGACATGGGATTTGATTGTCCTGTGTTTCGTGTAGATCATCACTATGCACACATATTGAGTTACTTCATGCTTGGTGACAAGTATGATTATGGATTTGTATTTGATGGGTATGGTGATAATGAGAACTCACATACTATCATGCATGGTGGTGAGAAACTAGTACAATATAATCTAGATGAGATGCCTAGTTTCGGTCAGATCCTAGGAAATCTTGGTGGTAAGATGGGCATGGAGGGTCATGTGCTCGACCGTGCAGGTAAGATCATGGCAAAAAAGGAATATGGATCTACCTCTAATCATTTACTACGCAAAGTGAAACTCAAGCAGAAGAGAATGAGTTTACATTTCCTTGATTATCTGTGGACATTTGATATGGACACTGATGCAGATATCAATCAAGGGATATACTTTGCTCACGAAATCACCGAAGATTTGTATGTGAAACACTTTACAAAGTATTGCGAAAAGAGTGATGTCGTATACTATTCTGGTGGTATTGCACAAAATACTATTATCAACACCAAATTGAGAAATGAATTTCCTAATCTGGTTATCGGACCCCACTGTGCAGACGACGGTTTATCTCTTGGTGCTGTAGAATTCTTGAGACAACACTATGAAGGTGAACCATTTGATGTAAGTGGATTTCCATATTGGCAAGATGATGAAGCACCTGAAGATCAACCATCTACACAGACAATCAAACAAACTGCCGAGAGATTAGCACGAGGTGAAATTGTTGGGTGGTATCAAGGACATGGTGAGATTGGACCTAGAGCATTAGGTCATCGCAGTATTCTCATGAATCCATTGATACGTGATGGTAAGGACATTATTAACACTAGAGTGAAACATCGCGAACCATACAGACCATTCGGTGCATCTATACTAGCAGATGCTACTGGGTCATTCTTTGAGGATGATAGACTATCACCATACATGTTATATCTGTATAAGATTAAGCATAGTGGGTTTGATTCTATCACACATATTGATGGTACGTGCAGACTACAGACAGTTACTGATGGTGTCTTTGGTGAGTTGTTAGAAGAGTTTGGTAAACTAACTGGTGTACCAATGCTACTCAACACATCACTGAACAATGGCGGCAAACCTATCTGTGGTAGTATCAATGATGCCATTGAATTATATTATAGATCCGATATGAATACGTTGGTAGCAGGCAATCGCATACTAAACAAATGAGTAAGAAAGTATACATAGATCTAGGACCAGAGCTACAAGAAGAATACGAATACTGGATGGAAGCAAAGAAATCGTTATGTGTTCAACGTAGTATTAACTCATTTCTCAATTTTATAGCAGTATATGGTACATTCGACAACCCAAAAGACCCTGACGAAACGTGAAGCAGTGTGGATCTGCCGCAGGATGATTAAGATATGGCATAAAGAACTGCGGGGAGATGCGCCAGGTAAGCAATTATACTGGCGTTATTTCCTTGACACGATGCGTGAATGTGGTAGAATAACTGACGAAGACTACGCAACATGGCAATGTCCGTTCAAGTAACACTCACAAAAGCAGAACTGAATATCATCTGGAGCGCACTGAATCACCTGACACGGGGACAAGAGAGCGTGATCACGACAAAGTATGGTAGTGTGTCCAAACTTGCGAATAAAGTTAACGGTATCCTGTCTACAGGACATCAGCGAAAAGATCTAGACCTGTTGTGACACCTTACAAACCTCCACATGTACGGTCGCCACGCACCCGATGCGCCTTACAATATGCAGGTACACAACACCAGGCACCTGATGAAAAAGTACGAACTCACCATTCAATCGAACAGTGGAACATTTCTTCAGCGACACATCGTTTCTCGACAAACTGCACAAACTGTCTGCGATTTCGTCAAATACAATGGATACGGAAACTACGCCGATGTCAAACTCATTGTCGCAGAATGTTGCTACGACTCTTGATGAAGCATTCATTATGGCACTTGAAGAGAGGGCAGCAGCCCTTGAGGTTACAGTAGATTATTACATGGAAGAGTTTTTTGTGTAAATGACAACATTATGTTGACACTGCTATTTCCCTGTAGTATACATATGATTGTCTAACGCACGATTCCACCCATGACTGAAATCGAACAATCCATGGTAGATGAGATGAAGGAACTTATCAAGGATCAAAACGAAAAGATTCGAGATCAAGATACCTACATCAAAGAACTCCAACAGGAGATGTCTGACATGGTTAACAAGGAGTACGACTGCTGATGTATCCTGTAGGTACAGAAGTTGAGTACGAGGGACACCTTGGTGTAGTAACTTTCAATCACTTCGATGAACAATGCACTATCTGCATTAAAGTCATACCTGATGACTTACCTAGACAAGTATGCCTCGTGGTATACAAACACAACTTTCACAAAATCAAACTCATCAACGGAAATCAACACCGCTAACATCATGGAACAATACAACTTTGACATGGGCAACTTTGAAGGTGACTGGACTGATGATCCAGCAGTGCGGGAGTCTATCCTACGTGAGGCAGCAGAGCAAGTGTTGTGGGACAGTGTTGAAACTGTACCCGATGAACTGCTAGAAGACTTCTGACCCCTATACTAGGTCATGCCACCATCCACATGGGATCTAATGCAAATTGACAACCGACTTGAGCGTATGATCGAGTCCCTTCAGGAGGCGCTAGAACGTGCCGAGGCAGCAACAAGCATGGATTGCCCTGTGGATGCCCAGGGAACACCCTTCCTGGACCCTGTAGACGACTCTCCTGCAGCATCATACCCATATGCTGTTGGTATATTGTCTGCACAGATTGAGATTGCTATGTTTGACCTGATCAACATTCGTAAGCAGATGAAAGAATTGACATGAAACTAGACAGTAAAGCAAGGATTGTAGGCAGTGTTGGAGTCATCACTGCCTATTTTTGTATTCTACATGTGAGTGTGATTGTTGGTGTTGTTATCAACTTGATAGCAGACTTGATTAGCATTCCATACTTTGTTCGCACTAAATCGTGGGACGTGGTGATCATGTTGTCATTCCTGCTCGCGATCAGCATGACCAAGCTGACCACTTCGGGAAGTGTCCACTAATCTGGCACAGCACCCCAAAAGCATGTATATTAAGAGAGTCAAAGCAAGGCACCCCATGCAACTCACCACCAACTACTGCACAGTTGACTTCTTTCCCGAGGCATTCATCGCTGACGAAGGCGTCAAGCGTTTCCAGAAGCGTGTCACCTTCGTCAATGGTGTGAAGTCTTACAGCACCGTCACCATGCTCACAGCACGTAATGAGTGGGCATCACGTATCGCTGGTGGTGCCGAGGTCACTGGTTACAACACCGACAAAATGCCTCGCTCCGAGTATATGCCAATGGCAGTATGATTCGAGGGTAAAACAGTAAGAGGCAACGACAAACAGTTGCCCACCCTCACTCTTTCTTTCTTCATCATGCTCAAAGCAACTATCATCAAGACCATTCAATCCTGCTGCAAGGGTACTGCACTGACCAAAGCAGAAAAGTTTCAAGTCTTCTGTCATGTATGTGATAACATGCTTGCAGAGGGTCACATCACCAAAATCCAACACGAACGCTACACTAACGTATTCTGATGAATCACATTAACAAGTCAACAAACGTTGTCATTCTAGAATCAACACCATCACGCACAACACGGCAATGGAAACGAGAGCAAAAGAAAACAAAGAGTTCGTCAACTTTCTCTTTGATAAACTCTTTGAGCACACAGACACAGACATGATTGATCTGCATGATGATGATTCATGCTGTGATCACCTTGAATTTGAACAACTCGTATTAATCCCATGAACGACACTGAATGGAGAACACACTGCAAAGGATTACTATCTGATGTAATTGCAGAGTATTTGAATGCTGATAAGATGACACCAAATGATTTGATTGGTGACATCAAGGAAGAGGTAGATTCATGGATGGAGTATCACAAAGGACAATACGTCAAAGCATCTAGTATCTACGACAAACTTCAACAACAACAATTCTGATGACTGTTCCTGTTTCAACTTGGGCATCATACCTACACTGGTTGGATGACTGCCAGAATGGTAGTGAGCTGCTACTGGTGTTGTCCATCATCAACTGACCAGTGCTCGAACTGTCCACTGAACTCACACAGGGCATGCCAATGCCTTATACTATGTTCATCAGCAAGGGAGACACCCCATGACCACCACCATCGTCAAGCACTCCTACTACCGTATCGAGATTGACTTTGATGAGACCCCCCAGCACCCCATCGTATACTTCCGTAAGGAAGGCAAGTGCAAGACTGCCAAGGGCATGGATCGTCAGCACAATCGTATGGTGAACGAGGCATGTGATGCATGGCGTCAGTATAACTTCCGTCGTCTGACCGTCTCTCGTGTTCCTGCTAGCG